CATAACCAGCCTTACCTAAAAGCAACGTCTTAGATCGTGTGTACTTCATAGCGTAAGGAATGAAACCATCCCACGTCGTCACACGAGATGCACCATTTTGGAGCGCACCACGCATATCGAAACAGTATACTAATCCACGACCGGGAAGAGCCAGCAAATAGAAGGCATCTTTGTCGCTATAGACAGCATTGATGTCATCTTCGTTCTCTAAGGAAATCTCAAGTACAATATCATCACGGACGTTAGCACTCAAGTCACGCATAGGAGCTGACTTCTCTTGGACGGTACGCTGCATTGAACGTACACCGGAGTCACTCAAGAAGATGATGTCTCCACCTGTTACAACTACGCTATCACGAGCCATACAGCCAACACCAACCAAGGTATCAGCTAAGGCTAAGTTAGTAGGATCATCAGCGTGTGCATACACTAGGATCTGACGACGACCGAAGATGTACAAGTAGTGGTTATGAATAGCCATTCCCATGATCTCATCAGCGCCATTAGGCCATACCTGAGAGACATTAAGGCTACCTGAGCTACCAGCAGTAAAGACTTGACCAGCTAAGAGATCACTGAATTGAACAGTATTCCTGTCTGTAGCAGTATTGGCTGACCATGTACGACCATAAGCACTGATAACGATATTAGCTTGTTGAACAGTACCAGCATAGCCAGATACTTCAGATACTCGCTTATATGTCGTTGTGGAGCTACTAGGATCGAAGATTAGAGGATCATGTCCTGATTGGTACAGATATAGAGCACCATTCAGAGGAGCCATCATCCAGTTAGACGCTGTGATCGTAGGAGCTGAACCACCACCACCATAGGTCAGTTTGGTAAGAGTAGAACCAACCAGCTTGAATATACAATTATTACCGGCAACGATAACATAACTGGTTCCACCTGTTGTAATCAATTCACCAATGGCATTGACGTTAGCTGTGCCTAAGTCACTATTGGTAGCATGGTTAGCTGTCCAGCCTTTACGAGCACCGATACGACCAAACTTGTCGATAACACAGTTGTTAGCAACAGTAGCATAGCCATTATCAAGACTCACTGAGGAGTCCTGAGTGTTCAGGCCGTTAAAGCCCGGAGCAGCAATAGACGTTGTTAAGAGCTTTTCAGCCATTATTGAGCCTTTGGCGAAATTACGCCTTTAGAGATATACTCACTTCGTTGCGTAGCCATTATTAGACAGCATTCCAGTTAGCAGAAGTCTCATCACGAGTACCTTCGAGAGCGATAGCATCAGCCAAAGCAAGACGGTACAGTTGATAAGCCTCAGAAGCTTGTAATCCACCATCTTCACCACGTTCAGCAATAGCTTTAGAATAGGCTAAAAGTTGTACAAGATGGGCAGGAACTTTAATTATATCACTACTATTTGTAAAGTCAAGCTGTGGAACGAATAATTCAAAGCGAATTGTGTAAGCAGCGTCAGGAAGAGGCCAGAACTCTACTTTAGTATCGCCTGAACTGTCTACACCACGGTAGCAATAATCCGTAGGAGCAGCCGACTGAGTTGTACCAATATAGTATCTACGATTGAGGATCGTAGGATCAATAGGGTTTAAAACAAAGTCTTTAGTGTCATTGATGACATCTTGTGTCTGAAAGCGTTCACCAGCACCTGTGACTGAATAAGCACGTTGACCGGGCACTGTAGTTACGATAGATGTCGTATCAATAGAGTTCCAACCATAAGCATTCTCTACTTCTCTCTTAGCATCATTAACAAAGACACCAATAAGAGCAGAATAAGGAGTATCGGATACAGCTGTAACTTCTGTCTCACGAAGACGTACAAGGACGTTATTGACTAATTGTAGGTATGTGGTTGCCATTTAAATTCCTGTCTTCTTCTCTATTTCAAAAGTACAGATATAGCTCATAGTGCTGCCAGTTTCAGAGGTAATCTTAACTGTGTCCCCTTCTTCCAAGACAACATAAGAATTAGCACTATCAAACTGAAGAGGTGTCTTAGAGGATAAACTGTAGCCGTTCAGGATGTAAATATCTGAGCCAGTAGTTTGATCGTGCCAGACGACTGTAACTGTCTTAGTCGAGCCTGTACCGTTAAATAGATACATCAAGCTCCATTTAGCGTAGTAACCCGTAGGTACGGTAAAGACAGTAGTCTCTACACCCGCTGTCAGGTTACCACCATAGGTAGTACTACGCATGTTTTAACTTACTTCTTCTTTGTTTTACGAGACATTCCAGCTTCGCTAAGGGCAATCGCCACAGCCTGTTTTTTAGAAGTAACTTCTGGGCCTTTTTTGCTACCTGAGTGAAGTTCACCAGCTTTGTACTCGTGCATTACTTTGCCCACTTTAGCCATCTTGCCTGCTTTGGTCTTAGGTTTTGTCGTTGCCATATTATGTATTACCCTCTATGTGAAATAAATGTGAAGATAATGCCAGCCATACTGCATAACATTACCCCTGAAGCTGTCATTAAGATACTTTCAAGTCTCTTCAATCTAGCGTTAATCTGTTCGTATCGGAAAGCACAGACTGCCTCATGTGAGTTCAATCGAGCTTCTGTAGCGTCAATTGTCGTCATATTTACTCTGCGTTAACTTTTTCTAGTTGCTGTTGCAATGCTTCAATCTGAGACGTAATAGCATCAATACGTTGCTGTTTTTGTTCTGTCACTTTAGCAGCTTCCTCGTCAATTTCATCTTGACTCATCTGAAGAATCTGACGAGAAACTACAACAACTTTACGAACTGAATCAATGGTAAATATCTCGCTACCATATTTTTCATTAGCTCCTAAAGCATGTATATTAGATTCTTCTTTAAACCAAGCACAGTTCTGTACTCCAAGTGCTGAGTCTGTCCAAGAAAGATCTGCCAACGACTCAGGCGCAAGACCTTGCAAGAACGCTGGGAAATGTTCGCGTGATGCGACCCCGTTTTGAATTTTTATCATCCTGTTACCGTACCTTTCAACCAGTATAGTTTGGGAGCGGTTGATGCTGCCACTTCACAAGTAGCAATTACAGACAAGTCTGGAGAGTTCAGGGCTTGTGGAACAATTGAAACACTAGATGATGCAATTACAGCGGATGTTTCAAAGTCTAAAGAGACCAAACATCCTTTTGCATATTGCTCTTGAGATGTTGCATAACTTGGCGTACTAACACAAAATTTATTTGAGATTGTTGCAAAACTGTTTGTTGTGTTTGGCTTGCCCATTGACCTAACAGCAGCCAACGGTCTCAAGGAATCTGCACCTGTCATCAAACATTGACTGTTTATTTGAACGTTTAAAGCTCCTAAAATTTGAGCCGAGTTTCCTGAACTTGACATTGGGAAATCGGTAGTTGCATTCACAGTCGGAGACGATGTCATCAACTTAAACCCAGTAGAAGAGTATGGGAACGAGCTTATCACAGCATTAGCAGAACTAGAGTCGTATTGCAAAAACAACACGGCATTATTTACATAGCTGTAATAAGTTCCGATCATCGCCGGAGTTGTGTTTTGTGCGCCGCTGTTATCGGTTGACCAGATATAAGTACTTTCATCCTGAATCACCGCAGTAACTGCTGGATTGATAGAGAATGCGCGAAGAATCGTGTAGTTTCCTCCAGCACCGGCGGAACTTGGTTCTGTCCAAGCAAATAAATAACCAAAAGGAGCTTTCCAAAGCATTGGAATTGACCCTAAATAGGCAGTAGTGTTATACGCACCACCCTTCATTCCGCTGATAAAGTTCCCATTGAGATCAAAAACAAAAAATGATATCCATAAGTTCGTTGTATCTAAACGGGTAACAATAACTCTTCCCCCATCCACTACGCATGTTCGATGAGATCCAAGACCGCTTGTAGATAAAGAAGTCCAAGTACCCCCGTTGACGTACGTCCCTGAAGATGGAACTGTAAAAATTGTATAGCTAGCGATGCTACCGTTTGCATTTAATTGCAATCCATTTACACGTGAGCCGTTAAGAATCAAAACGTTTGTATCGTTTATGACATATGTAGGAGACGGGGGAGCACCTGCACTACCGCCTCCAAACGCAAAGGCTGACTGAGTACCGCTTGGCATTGCATAAGAGGTAAACACGCCATTCAAGCTGCCGTCTGTGTTTAAGTTTGCAACTGCTGTCTCATACACCAAACCCGACCCAGCATCATATGCGTAGGGGAGAATAATCCTGTTGTTAAAAACAATAGGGCTTGCGTATTGTGGGTTGCTAGAGTAACTTTGCAATCGTGTGGCTGTTGCGCTGAATTGCCCAGTAATAGCAGTTACCCGCTTAGAGAACAGAGAAGATGTTGTCGCTGTTGCTGCGGCGCTTGATCGACGAGGCAAACCCCCAAGACCGTTTCCGACCACTGGTGCATTTTGTGTTCCGTAAGGATATGGCATCTATCCTCCAATTAGAAGTCTGTGGTTTCAGCTTTGAACACGATTCCTGACGCTAGAGCTACTTGAGAACCTACGTAGAGCTGTTCTCCCGCAGCTAAACGCAATGGAGCAGTTTCGCTATAGTTTGTGAAGGCTGTTGAAGTGATTGCAGTTGTGGTTGCGACAGTTTGTGCAGCCATCAAAGCCGAATCAATCAAACGCTTTGTCGTTCCGCTATCGCTACTTGTATATAGAAGCAAGCTAGATGCCGTGACAGTTGCACGAGGAATTGCAGAAAGGCGCGTGAGGATTGCGCCTTCTGAGCCAGCGGTGGCAAGCAAAACTGTGTTGGTCGGTGTGTCGCCTGTAATTGAACCTGCTGCGCCAGTTACGACGGCAGTGAAGTTCTTGGGTGATTGAGCGAAGGGGGCTGTGAAGGTTTTAGCCATGATTTAGAGTCCTTTTAAAAACAAAGAGAAGCTGCTTGCATTTTAGCCAGCAAAAGAGGGTCGTAAGCTTGAACGGTTACACCAATATCAGAAGTAGCGACATATCCAGAGCCTGAGACATAAGCAGCTACCCAAGCAGATCCTGTGTACAACTTCATGATCTGAGAAGTGCTGTTGTAGTACAGTGAACCAGCTATAAGGGCATTACCATCATTATCGACAGTAGGGTCTGATGTCTTAGAACCTAAGTAACGATCATCGAACTGGTCATAAGCAGCCAAAGTAGCATCACGGGCAGCTTCAGCAGCTGTCTTAGCTGACGCAGCAGCAGTAGCACTGGTAGCAGCATTAGAAGCACTTGTAGACGCATTAGATGCACTTGTAGAGGCAGCTGAGGCACTAGATGCAGCAGCAGTGGCTGAAGCAGCAGCGCCTGTAAGATCAGAGACTAAAACAATAGTACCTGAAGAGTCTTTAGTATAGATCTTCTTATCTGTTACGTTAACAGCTAATTCACCCTGTACTAAATCTCCTGTAGCTGGTGCAGCTGAAGCTGTCGAGCTATTTTTAATGATAATTCTGCTTGTCATAATTTATTAAGCGCCTTTAAATAGATTGTAGCCTGCCATAATAGTATTATTGTCTACACCTTTATCTTGTAGGAACTTAATAGCAGCTTCTTGGTTTGCTTGTGTGTCTCCACCCGCTTGAGCAACGTACTGTGCATAAGCGTTAGCTACTTGGTCAGGAGTAATTGATGATGATGATGTTGTCGATGGTACAGTAGTAGCCACAGGGGAAGAGAACATACCTGCTGGAGCATTAGGAGTAATCAAACCTGTGCTAGTCATTGCAGCATTCAATTGGTCTTGACTAATACCTAATTTTTGAGCAGCATTCAAAGCATCATTGTAAGACAGAGTACCACCAGCTTGGGCAGCAGCTTCTTTAACGAGCTGATTTACGTAAGGTTGTGTTCCGGGCTTAGGTTGAGCTGTCAGTAAACCGCTACGATATTGGTTATACCCTGCTAAAATGTCAGCATCTGAGATGCCTTTAGAGCGTAGGAATTGGATAGCTGCTTGCTGTGTCGCTGCTGTATCACCACCAGCTTGAGTGGCATACTGTGCGTAAGCGTTGGAGATTTGATCCGCTGTTGGTTTAACTGTCTGACTAAATAGGCCAGCACCAATGGGAAGATTATTAGAATTGTAACCAGTACCTGCACTAGGGGAAACAGCAGCACCAGTAACATTAGGTGTATATTTAGTCTCATACCAATTCTTCAGGTCAGACGTAATGTCCTTACCTGCATTCTGAGGCATATACTGGTTATATTTTTGTTGGATAGCTTGGTAGTATGCAGGGCCATAATCAGCTGATCCTGAAGATGTGCCTGAACGATCTTGAGTATTCAAACCTAAACTCCCTGCACTGCTTCCACCAGCAATATTAGAAAGTGCTTTACCGCCAGCTAATAAAGATGCAGCAGTAATTCCTAATTTAGCTAACTGAGCGCCTGTTAGACCTGTAGATGATGATAAGCTCTCAACTGTAGTGCCGGGAGATACGGTTCCTAAAATATTGTTAGCGGCTGTTTGATAATTAGCTAAGTTACCGTTCCAAGCACCTGCACCAGCTGAGCCTAACTGAGCCAATACACCTAGATCACTATTTAATTGTTGTTGAGAACCGTCACTAACTAATTTAGAAGTGATTAAAGATGAGCCGGGAAGAACGTAATTACCGCCAACAACAGCTGCGGATTCAGCAGTATCCCTGATGTCTGTCCAGAGACTCATAATTATTCTGCCTCAGTATCAACAGTAGACTTTTTAGCTGTCTTCTTTGGAGTGCCTGTTAGCACTTCTTTGGTGGCTTCTTGCTGTTCTTTGACTTCTTCATAGCCAGAGTGTCCTTTCATAGAATCAATATCGACTTGATGGACAAACGTAACAGTTTGACCGCTTGTAAGACATTTAAATGTGACTGCCATATATTCCTCACTACCTAGGCCAAAGGAGCTTCCTTTTGATCGCAGCGAAGCGAGAACTTGTGATCCTCACTCCGTTGCGGGAAGCCCCTTCAGTCTAGCTATTATTAAGCTAGTAACTCACTACGTTACGCAGGAACTGCCAAAGCGACAGCAGCGTAGTCACGCAACTCGCCAACGCCGTACAGAGTGTCAGCAGTGAACAGAGTACCGAGGTATTCCTGTTTGTACTGAGTTTGTGAACGAACGCCTTGTTGCTCGACCAACACGAAAGCATCGCGGTGACCCAACAAACAGATACGGTCAGTACCAGAAGTACCAGCGCCGTAGTCAGCGTTAGAAGTCACAAACACGCCAGTGCCGTACAAGTTACCAACTTCACCATTGCGGATAGTGTTGCTGCTACCACCTTCACCCACGAAAGCTTGTTCAGTGTAACGAGACAAGCCCATCAAAGTGTTACGGCTCGATGGAGGGATGATGAAGAAACGACCGTCCATAGGAACATCGTTGTCATCCAGACGTTGCATAGTGCGACGAATAGCAGCATCAGTCAAGGCAGCAGCGTTAGAAGTAGAGCTGTTATAAGCAGTAGTACCGTTAGAGCCGATGAAAGCCTTAGTAGCTGTGTTCGATGTTGCATAGTCGTCAGTACCGACAGTAGCACCGTTAACGCCACGACCCAATTGGATGATCGAAGAGTCAACTTGTTTAGCCAAAGCGTAACCAGCATCTTGAGTGTAGAACTGACGCAGGCTAGACAGTGCTTGTGCTTCAACGATGTCTTCGATCAAGCGGCTATATTCATAGTGCTTGTTGATAGATACAGTAACTTCTGATTCTGTAGCAGCGATCAGAGTAACTTGGTTAGAAGCAGTCTTAGCAGAAGCAGAGCCACGAGTAGGCACTGGAATGTGCACTGTGTCGCCCTTCTTGCCACGGAAGCTCATCTTCTTGA